ATTGGGAAGATACCTATATCAAAGGGCTCGATATGTTAGGCTTCAAGTATGAAGATCGAACACAACCTTTCGAAGGTGCGTCAGGGGTCGTACATCCCTTATTGGCAGAATCTGTTACGCAGTTTCAAGCCCAAGCTTATAAGGAACTCCTCCCCCCAAGCGGCCCCGTTCGCACACAAATAGTTGGTGATACTACACCAATGGTAGAACAACAGGCAGAGCGTGTAAAAGAATATATGAACTATTACATTTTAAATGTAATGGAAGAGTATGATCCTGAAATGGATCAGTTGCTATTCTATTTACCACTATCTGGTTCTGCATTTAAAAAAGTTTATTATGATCAAATACTAAAACGTTGTGTAGCAAAGTTTGTGTCAAGTGAAGATTGTGTCATTAATTATGCAGCTACAGATCTAGAACAAGCTGAAAGAATTACACACGTTGTAAAAATGTCATCAAACGAATTAAGAAAATTGCAAGTGTCTGGTTTTTACCGTGATGTGCCAATCACATCTGGATCAGTTAGCACAAGCGATGATGTTATAGATAAGGTAAACGAGTTGGATGGTGTCAGTGCTTCTAATGAAGATGATGAACATGTAATTTTAGAAATGCACGTTGATGCTGACGTACCAAACTTTGAAGATACGTCTGGTGTAAAATTACCATACGTTGTTACAATAGATCAATACTCATCTACAATTTTATCTATACGTAGAAACTATGAACCAAACGATCCTAATTTTAAAAAGAAACAATATTTTGTACACTTTAAGTTCCTCCCTGGATTAGGCTTTTATGGATTTGGCTTGATTCACATGTTAGGTGGGTTGTCAAGAACTGCAACAAGTGTTTTGCGACAGTTAATTGATGCAGGTACTCTTGCCAATCTACCAGCAGGATTTAAAGCACGTGGCATGCGTATACGTGATCATGACAATCCTTTACAACCAGGAGAGTTTAGGGACGTTGATGTAACTGGACAATCAATAAAAGAATCTTTGTTACCACTTCCATACAAAGAACCAAGTCAAACATTATTTGCATTACTTGGTTTTGCTGTTGATGCAGGAAAAGCATTTGCTGCAATAGCAGATATGAAAATGGGTGAAGGTAATGAACAGAATCCTGTAGGCACAACTCTTGCACTATTAGAACGTGGTACAAAAGTTATGAGTGCAATACAAAAGAGATTACACTTTTCACAAAGAAAAGAATTTAAACTATTAGCAAACTCAATCAAAATGTTTACACCACCTGAGTATCCATACCAGGTTATCGGTGGCAACAGAATGATTAAACAAACTGATTTTGATGATCGTGTTGATATTATACCTGTTAGTGATCCAAATATATTTTCTATGTCACAACGTGTTATGTTAGCACAACAACAATTACAGTTAGCATCAGCTGCACCACAAATGCATAATCTACGTGAAGCATACAGACGTATGTATCAAGCAATGGGTGTTGACAACATTGATGCAATATTAAAACCAGATCAAAATCAACCGGCACCAATGAGTCCTGCTGTAGAAAACGCAATGGCTATGAAAGGTAAACCATTGAAAGTATTTCCACAACAAGATCACTCTGCACATATGAAAGCACATGCTGAATTTATGTTTACAAGAATGGTGCAAATCAATCCACCATTGTATTCTATGTTGCAAGCACATATGTCAGAACATGTTGCAGCGATGGCTGGTATGCAAGTTCAACAACAATTTGCAGAGCAAGAACAAAAATTACAAATGGCAATGCAACAAAGTCAAATGAATCCTCAAATGATGCAACAGTTACAAATGCAAGCACAACAAATGGCTAATGAAAAAGCAAATGCTATTGCAAAAATAGAGGCTGAAATTACAACTCAACTTGCACAAGACGAAGAAGCAAGAACGAAGAGAGAGCAACAAGATCCTCTTGTAAAATTAAAACAACAAGAGATAGATCTAAGAGCAGCAGAAGTAATGTCACGTCAACAAGACATGCAAACTAAAACAGTTATGGATGCAGCAAGACTTGACATGGATCGTGATAAGATAGAAGCTGATACTACCATTAAGTTAATGGAAACAGCTGATCGTATTGACGATAGAGCTGCAAAAAATGCTTTGAGTAATTTAAAAGAAAATGTTTCTTTGACCAAAGAAGCGATGAAAAATGAAACAACAGTGAGGGCAAATGGCAAACGAAGTAAGCAAAGTGAAGAAGATCAGTGATTCTATGCAAGAAATTGATGAACTAGCAAAGAGTTTATCTAAAAAATCAGAAGACAAGTTGTTGGTTTGTGCTGCTTTATTAGCTGTAACTAGACAACATTATGTTGAAACTTTAGGTGAGGAACATACTTCCTTTATCTTTCAATCTGTTGTAGAGTCCTTCGATTATTTAAACGGTTATGGGGTCAATTTAAACGCTCCTGTAACAATACACTAGGAGGTAATATGAAATTATTGCAAGACCTATGGGCACATTTAAAAGAATGGAGTGATTGGGGTATGAAAGACTGGATTAAAGCTGGTATAGTAGCCGTAATTGTTCTTATTGTCCTACAGTCAATGATAGGTGGTTAATGAAACCTTTTGTTGACAGACAAAGAAAATATATGGAAGCTCAAAAGGCTGCACGTGATGAGCGTGCAGCTGAAGAGCGTAAATTCATGACAAGCTTCAATCCGAACACAGCGGATAGAAAAGATTTTACAAGATTTAGAGAAAATTTAAAAAAACAAGCATTAGATATTATTGGTCCAACACAGGGTGGCATATTATCATCATCACAAGGCAGAGCCTTTGATAAGTTATACAACGAACCATATAGAAAAATGATGGGTATGTACATGCGTACTAATCCAAAAGATTACGCAGAAAATTTTCCTTATTCTTTTGCTATACAAAGAGCACTACCAATGGCAGCAGAAAAAGCAATGGGTGCAATTACAGGTATACCATTTCTAAGTCAAATGTTACCAAAAAGAACAAATGAATTATTAGGTGATTTAAGTTATTTAGATTACAGACCAAATAGATTGATGAATTTACCAGAGGGTTTTGCTTTTGATGATGGCAATGAAGCACTACTAGAACTTATTGAACAAATAAATCCATACGAAGCAAACTATAGACCTTTCTTCCCAATGCAAGTACCAGATTATTTCTATCAGTTTATGGATAACGAAATGTTACCATTTATTATGGGTATGAGATAATGGTAAATCCACATTCGGATAAAAAAAATAAAACAGGAACCACTTACGGTTTTGCAGGAATGGGTAATCCAGCGGATCAATCTTATTTTGGTAGTGGTGTAAACGTAAAACCTAAAACAATTGTAGACACAAAAGCTCAACAAGAACAAAATGAAAGCACTGGCAACCAAGGTATAACAAACGTGTTTCCTACATCAACACCAGAAATGACAACTGGTTTTGGCAGTTTTACAGGAGCTAGTTCTGGCAGCACTGGATCGAGCCCTTTAGTTCAAGAAACTCTTAGAAAAATTTTTCAAAAAGCTATAGACGACAGAAAAAAACAAGCTGAAGAAGATAAAGAATTCTACACAGCAGACATGCACAATCAAGCTATTTTTGATGCTTTTGAAAACGTTTACCCTAATCTTCCTTCAATGGATAGAGATGAATTTATTGCCATGGGTGGCGACAAAGATATCTATGATATGTTTGATAGTAATCTTATGGGCATACCACCTGGTCAAACAGCCATAGAAGATGAGTTTTTATTAACACCTAATTATAATCCAGGTATACCAGGAGATTTTGATATAGGTGGTGGTGGAACGTATGGATACGGCATAGCTTCAGGATTGTTAAATCAAAGACCAAAACAACTAGGTGACGACGAAAACATACCTCCACAATTACGTTTACTTCAGTACATGGTTAATGTACATAGAGGTAATCCATATACAAAATTAGCCATGCGTAAAAAAGACGGTGGCTTAGCAACAATAGTAGGAGATTAACATGTGGCAT